AGTAGTGCACATCCGTAAGAGTCTTTTAACTTAAACGACACTCGCACCAGAACCGACAACTTGTACAGATCCAGTTTAATTAATAAAAAGCAGATTAAAACAATGGCTACCAATTTTGAATTCAATGATAACATCACAAGCTCAAGTTTTAGAGGGGAGACATTCTATGCTTCTCATGAAAACGATGTGTTTTTGAGAGATGTCAATAAGGTCAAAGACATTTTGGCAAAAGGGGTACAATTGAAGCGTGCTATTCAAGCTCTGGGAGAGGGTGAAAATCTTGTCATGAAGGGTTACACAGTTAAAGCAGGAATTGAGTTGACTATCTATAAAGGTGGACCTGATCTAGATGACAATGTTTATACTTTCTCAAGACTTCAAGGAATGTGTGCCTGTATTGTTTTCATGAACTCTACCAAATATCCTGATCTAATTGTTGCTATTGCTAAAGCTAATGGTTTCAAATGGGAATCATCTTATACAGGAGTTCAAAGAAGCGCTTATCTTTCATTCACACCAGGCTCACACTTGTTTAGTCATGTTTTTGAGTACTGGCCTATTGCTTGTGCTTTATATGAGATAAAGAAGAGTGGCAAACAATCAGACGTGGATTTAAAAGTGTATCAGTCTAGGTTTAGATCTAGAGATGAAACAGGTCCAATGCTAAACAAAATTGATGAAAACACTACACTGATTAAAAATACATTTTCTTCAATCATTGGTGAGGGTGGTATTAGATCTGTTGCTATAAAATCACTGATCAACAAAATATGGCCTCAATAAATAGTTTCACAAATTTCTGGGTTAGATTAAGCAATTTATATCAATTTACAATACTTTAGTATAAGCTTTTATATCAATTTATAACTTTAATCAAACATGTAGTCGCACAACATTAATCAATTATTTTAAGTTAGTTTGTATGGGGTTGGGGAAATTATACTTGACTACTGTTATGAAGGCACATATCATTAACTTGAGATCATAGTTTGGTAAATTCAGATCATATGGCTTAGAATTTTCCTAATAATTAATAAACTAACTTGAAAAAACATGTAATAGTGTATCGTTCAAACGGATGCACACTACT